TGATTCACTAAAGTCAAACGACAAAGAAATGGATGTGTTGCTACTTAGTGTAACGATCCTTGAAAAGGACTTGTTCACGGTTGCCGCTCCAATAGAGACCTCTTCCAAGAGTGTTGGTGTTGCCCTATTACAATTGACTTGAACGGTTGCGTTTGAGGAAGAAGAAACCACAATGTGTCCAGTCACAAGCGCCAACGTCATATCAGCCAAGTTGCTTAGGTCCGTGGTGTCCAGAGTGACAACCGTGCTGGTTCCGTTGCTAGTGCGAGTTGCAAACCCAGTTTTATATGTCAGCCCAAGCGCAGGAGACAGAATGCGCGGGGCGGTGTCGTCACCTTCATAAACCGCCGTCAAATTGTCCCGATACTTCGTCATCAGGGTCTGAGTGATCGGGCTGTCCTGATCAATCTCTGCGTCAGTGATTGCCGTATAAGTCGCCATTTATCCCATCCTCGCTGCGCTGCTGCCGTCACTCAGGACGCCGCTTGCATTGCCGATATAGCCGCTCTTGAATGGCACGCTCGCCGGGTTGTAATTACCGCTGCCCGCTGCCATCACATAATAGATACGACCGTAAAGCGTTGTGTCCTCCACAACATACTCCACAATCTCATTTGGAACCACCTCTTCGCGGCTTGCCACCATCCAGATGCGCAACCGCCGCTCGCCAAACTCATCAACATCGAGGTGGTGCGAAATCTGGAACGTGTCCCCGATCTGATAGCTGCCGTCCTTTATGTCCACCCGCAGTGTCGCCTGCGTTGGCAATTCATTGTAGCGCCGGGTGATGCGCGTGGCCGTGTTGGTCGCCACGATGCTCTGGCTGATCCAGCTTCCGAAGATCGTCCGAATGCTCGGCGTGCCGTACAATTCTTCCGTCTCGCTTTCCAGATTGGCGATGACGTATTGCTCGGCATAGTTCGTCGGCTCGGTATCGCTGGCCGTGTAATCGCGCTGGAGATAGTAGACCCATATCTGCGAGGCCCGTTGCCGTGGCAAGTCCTTCATAGAGAACGTGCCGGATATGATGTGGTTCTCCTCCGTCAGCGTATCGGGCGCTTCGTCGTATCCCTTAATAACGCGCGCCTTAATAAGCTGCTCGGTCTCTTCCCACCAGATCACGAATTGCAGTTGCTCTGCCATATCCGCGATCAGTTCAGCAATCGAATATGGCTCAGTCAGAACCCGGTTAAACCGCACCGATGACAGAAACGCGGTGATTTCGTTGTAGCTAGACCCGCCTGACTTTAGATCAGTCATGTAGGCCGCAGGGATGCCGCCGCGCGTCTCCAGCAGATCAACGATGGTGTCAGTCACCATCGCATCCTCATACCGGATGCACTGCTGGACAGCCGCGTTTGCATTGTGGCTTGCTGCCGTTGTGTTATCCGTGCCGCGCGTCACGCCCGTGAATGTGATGCCATTCGTAGATGTGGCCCGCGCGGTGTACGTCATCAGTTCGTCACCAATGCGCAACGTCCCGCTAACGTCATAATCAGCCTCGACTGCGTTAGCGACCTCAATGCTGGTCGTGCTGTCATTGATGTTTGCATATACAACACCCGGCGACAGAATGGGTGCCTGCGCCTGCCGTTCCTCAATCCGCGCCAGAACGTCTTTGCATTCCATCGTAATATCGCCAGCGCTGTTCTGCTTGCTGATGCCCGTGACGAAACACAATCGCACGCTCATTTGCGCGAGCGTCTGGCCGACATAGCCTTCGTAGACCTTCACCTGAATGTTGGTGCGGTACTTATTACGCACCAGCCAGCGCGGCCAGAAGCTGCCGCGAGAGGCGTCCAGCGGGTTCCAGCTTCTGCCGCTGATATACGGATCAACCAGCCGATCCGTGTGCTGGAAGTCTGCAAAGCGGATTGTCCAGACCGCCCGGTTGCCGATCCCCTTCGCATCGCTGTTTGCGCCTGCGAGGTTGGCTTTTGTTGGGCTTGTGCTGACTGAAATAAGCGCCGGGAAAACGTAGTCCAGACCCAACAGATCGGCGGGTGCCTGCCCCTTGGTGAAATACAGGCTCAGAGGCGTGCCAAGGGCGTAGTTCGCCGTATCCTGACAAGTGGCGCGCGTGTTGTAGCACTTGGTATCTGCCGTGCCTGTAGCCGTGCAGGGAGACACGCCGAACACGTTGCCGCAGAGCGGCTGCAATATCTCAACGATCTGGACAGGCTCACGACCTGTTGGGTAGGTGGGCATTATTCATACCCTCGCGCTCTGACGCTCATGCTGACTTCCATGTAGTTCTTGACGCCAGTGTATGCCGGGATCGGCACTTCATCTAGCTGCGCATATGCCACATCATTTTGATTGTCTGTGTTGCCAGTGTTCGATGGCCTCCATGCGATCCAGAACGGCTCTGCTTCTGTCGCAAGCTGGAAGCTGGGCCAGTTCGACCGCACCCAAGATGATGTCAGATATTCCCATGAATATTCTGTCGTCAGATAGCTGCGCTGCTTCACGCGGCCCAGATATTCGCCCGTCTCGCTGTAATTGCTGCGCAGGATTGTCTGGCGCGCCATCGGGATCGGTGCGTGACCGCCGTACAGCGGGCGCTCCATCTGCATCGCGCTGCCGAATTTGATGACGCCTATCTCGGGTGCCGTGCCGCTGCTGATGCTAATGCGCCACCGCTGTCGCGTCTCAGGCTCAAAAATCACCATGATCGGCTCATCAGTGGTGATTGCCGTAGATGCGCAAAGGTTCTGCCATGTCGCGCCGTCATAATATTGCACCGTCAGGCTGTTGCCGTTGGTTCCCATCGTGTGGGCCGCGATGCAGCAATAGTCGCACTCTGCTGCGCTGCCGTGGTCATATTCCCAAGTGGCGGTCGCGCTGGTCGGTTTCCACCGCTCATAGGTCAGCGTATTCGTCGGCGCGTCTGCGAAGTAGCCGCTGGCCGTGCTGGAAGCCGTTGCCGTGCCGCCTGACAGCCAGTTGTTAGCGTGAGCAATGCGCGCGTGCGTCAGGGGATAGTCGCCGCTCGGGAGTGTATAGCCGCTTTCATAGATGACCGTCATACCAGCCTCACCACTGCGCCGTCTTCGACAGCTTCGTTGATGCCATTAATCAGTTGAATGACTTGATCCCTGCTATACATATCCCCGCCCGTAAGCTGGATGGCAACATTGCGGGATACCTGCGGAGCCGCCGCTGCGCCTGCACCACCACCACCGCCGCCACTTGTTGCCCGTGCGCTGTTGCCGATGCTCTGAATCTGCTTCACAGCGGCCAGACCTTGCGCAAGGAACCCGGCATAGGCCGCGATCTTTCCGGGGATTGTCTGCGCCTTTGCAGCGGCTGTCACAGCGTTTTCGTAGGCTGCAATCATGGTGGCCGCAGCCGACAGGACAGCTTGCGCTTTGACGGCCTTTTTGCCGCCATGCTCGGCAATGTCAGCCAGCGCGGAGAACATGCTGGACATTTCACCAAGGCGGACAGCCCGTTCAGCCGCAACAATGTCTGCGATTTTCTGTGAATGCTGTCTCTGGTTTTCCTCTTTGAGGCGGTTGTATTCTTCTTGCGTCAGCAGTTCGTTGTTCAACGCCTCTTCAAGAACCTGTTGGCGGGTTTCAAACTCTGCTATCTGCGCCTCGGTCTCACTCATGCGGTATTCGTCAAGATACTCGCGCAGGCTTTCAAGATCGGCCTTCAGCTTTTGGTGCGGGTCTTTGCCGCCGCCAGATGTGTCGGTCAATGTAGTGGTGTCGTCGCCAGTTCCGGGAGGTGTCAGCGGCACAAGCCCCATTGGCCCACCAGCCGCCATGCCGGGGAATGTTGAAACAATACCACCACCACCAGCGGCACCCGGCATAGACATCGCCGCATTGAAGGCCGCAGTTTTAACGCGATTCAGAATTTCAATGATGCCACCAAGCGCGCCGCCAAGGTTCCCGAATTTTTGTTCGTCCAAAGCAATTAGAGCGGCTTGAACCTCGGCAACGCGCTCAATCATTGTGGTCATTTCCACATTGACTTGATCGACATTCATGCCGCCTTCCATCCGCATGGAAAGATCGCCAAGAGCCTCCATCAACTCGCGAAGTTCAGTTTTTAGCGCATTCGCGTTCTGTCGGGCTTCCCCTCTCAGCGTGCTTGACATGTTGTTGATCGCGCTTCGGGTCGAACCCAATTCGAATTTCATGTCGCTGAGTTTTTCGCTCAGTTCTTCAGTGGCCTCGGCCATATCCAGAACTTCCTCAACGGCACCAGCAGAAACGATCCCTTCAACAGTGACGCCTTCGCCCATCAGCGATTTTATGAAATCAATATCGGATATAAGCTGGTTTACCGCCAGACTCGACGGCTCTTGCGCCTTTATGAAATCGCCAACGCGCTTGGCCAAATCTGCGAAGCCTTCAGCGGCACCAACAAGAAGTGGCGTCAAATTGGAAAGACCAATGGCAAGTTGCGCGTTGATTACTCTGGCAGCGGCATCCAGCCTAGTTTGTGCCTCTTCGGCTTCGCGGATCAGCTTTTCGTCAATCACCGCACCCGCATCATTTGCGGCCTGCCTCATGCGATCAAGGCCATCGGACCCTTCACGCAGAAGATTGACCATGGCCACGCCCTCGCGGCCAAAGATCGCCGCCGCTGCTGCTGCGCGCTGGGTCGGGTCTTTGATCTGCGCCATCTTGTCAGCGACTTGGCTAAGCGCCTGATCCAAGGGGATTTGCGTCAATTCCTTGGCATCAAGGCCCATTGTTTTCAGCATCTTTGATGCAGCGCCTATGCCAAGCGTGGCCTCGCCAAGCCGCTTGCTGAACCGCTCCATGCTGGAGGTGAACTTTTCTTGCGAGACGCCAGCGCCTTCAGCGACGAATGTGAGTTCTTGCAAGGCATCAGTTGTCAGGCCGATCTGGTCGGCTTTCTTGCCGATGGTATCCATCTGCGCTGTGACACGCTTGATATTTTGAACAACGACAGCCGCGCCAAGTGCTGGCAGAAGGCCGCGAGCGGCAACTGCCAAGGCCGCGAAACTCTTGGAAGCACGCCCCAGATCGCCATTGGTCTGACGCTCAAATCTTTTGATTCGTTTTTCCGCATTCGACAATTCTTGCCGCAAGTTTTTTGTCTCTGCGGTAAGCCTGATATTAAGCTGTTCAGCACTAATGGCCATCGACGCGCCTCACCAGATCGCGGTAATCCTCTGCGCTCATCGCGCCAGAACCGGGCTTCGGGGATGTCTGGCTTTCAGCCCAGCGCCCGAAGATGTCCCAAGTGTCCTTTGGCACCATATCACGGATTGCATCAGGTTGTAAGCCAATCACCAGTCCGCTGACGATCATGTTTCGAACGTCTAATCTGCCGGGGAGTTTTCCGCTTCGTTTATCTTTTTTTTTGACTGCGCCTCTGCTTCGTCGATCGCATCAGGCATGAACGCCACACCGACCACCGCCTGAGCGATTGCGAACATTCTTTGCAGGTCTTCCGGGTTGCAGTTGGTGATAACCTCATCCGCTTCGTGGTCCTTCATTCCACCGCCAACAAGGCCAAGCGCAAGAATGTCCCTGACCTCGCGGCTGTTGGGGCGCTGACCTTTTCCGAACAGGCCGTCGAATAGATCAAAGATGCCACGGTGCTTGTCTTCAAAGCGCTCGATTTCACGGTTGCGGAGGACAAAAGTGCGAGAGGCACCGCCGAGATACTCGACGATGCCCCCGCGCGGTGCTTCAGCAGTGATGGTCATCACGCCGCCGTGAACGTCACAGCCCCGGTGCTTTCGAGCGACAGCGAATAAGTCACGCCGCCCTCGGTTTCGCCGCCGAACTCCAAAGACGCGATGCGGAACGATCCAGCATAGGTACCGAAATCAGGCACAACGATCTGGAAGTTTGCCTTGTTGTCGTTCTGCATGGCGACAGTGTTCATGCGCGCTTCGGTGGTGCTGTCTTCAAAGTAGCCATCACCCGAGACAGACACGTTCTTCAGACCGGCCAGCGTCTCGGTCCAAAGGGTGCCTTCTGGTGTCGTGCAATCAGCAGTCGTCACATCAATCGACGTGTTATTGATGGTCAGGGTCTTGCTGTTCAGCCCGCAGAGGTTGCTGAATGTTTCAGATGCTTCGCCGTCCCCGATCTTCACCAGCAGGGCGCGTCCAAGTTGTTTAGCCATGATCGGCCTCCTTCATCATGCGCTTGCCCACAGCGCGGGGGGTTAGGCGGTTGCTTCAAGCATTGCCTGAAGCGCCACGACTGCCGTGTAGCCACGGCCCTCGGGGTCTCTTGTGACAGAATAGTTCTCGAAAATCAATTCAACGAGCGTGTGACCTGTCACCGTCACGGCAGTTTCTTGGCGATGCAGCGCCGTCTTGACGGCCTCCGCAACGCGCGCTGCCTCTACTCTACCAGAAGCGCTGCGCGAATGACATTCAAACGTGACTGTGACCAGCGCGCCCTCGGTGTTGTCTGTGTCAAACGCTTCTGGCTCAATGGCCAGAAACCTCACATAAGGGAATGTGGGCGTCTGTGGCGGCTCATCATAGACGCGAGTGCTGACCAGTGCAGTCACATCAGAGTTGGCCACCAGAGCAGCCCGCAGGCCCGCCTGAAGCGCTAGAGAAAAGCCATCAGCCATTCAGCGCCTCCTTGATTGCCTTTTTAAGCTGACGCCGAACAGCAGTCTTGTGACGCTTTTCAATCACCATTTTTGTGTATTCGCGGACATGATACCCATATTGGTTATTGCCCCAGCCATAGTTGATAGCGTTGGCAGCTAATCCATCATCTGCGCTGCCATCATAAAAATTGATGAAGCCAGTAATGTAATCTGGACTTGAGATAACATGACTTCCAATTCCACGCTTGAAATCACCTGTTACGTCAGGGGCAACCGCTCGCGCTTTTGTTGCGCCACTTTTTACTGTGCGCTCAATAGATTTTTTAAGCGACAAGTGCGCTTCATCTGGCAAATCGCCTAACTGGCGCAGCAGCTTTTTCACGCCTTCGATCTTCATGCCGCCACCCCGCGTTCCAACTTGAACTCCAGAACGGTGTTCTTGCGGTCGATCTGCACAAGGCCTTTGATTGCCCACGTCACGCCCCGGATCACAACACGGTCGGCGGTTGTGATGCCTTGCGTGGTGCTGTCGCTGCGCACCCGCATGGTGGCCATGCTGGTGTTAAACATCGCGCCGCCTTCGATGGCCTCCTTGCCTGTCGTTTCGCGCATGTCAGCCCACCGCGTGGCCAGCGATGACCACCCGGTGTAGACGTTGCCATAGCTGTCAACGCTGCCTTCTGACAGCCGCTGGAACTCGGCGCGCTCACGATATTGGCCAGCCTTAACCATACCAGCAGTTCCGGTGCATGTTCAGGAGGCTTTCAAAGCCGAATGGAATGTTGGACAGTTCGTCCATCTGAGTGTTTTCGCGGTTGTCGTACCAGTGGCCGACCAGCAGCATCAGCGCGTGGCGTATCGTCTGCGGCACGTCTGTTTTCGCGGTGCCGTATCCGATCTCATATTCAATGCGGATGGCGTCTGACCGATCCTGCGTCACCGGCCAGTTGAACCCGATCTTAGGGCCGATGATCGTGGCGAACTCAGTGCCTGTCACTTGGTAATTAGACAGCGTGTCAGTCTGCAACACACCGTCTGTGTCGTAGTATTTGACCGCTGTCACGCCCGTGACCGGGCCGAGGATCAGCGACACCGTTTGTGGCGGTGTGCTGTTCACCCACTGCCCCCATTTCTGGGTAATCATCGCCTGCCCCAAAGCACCCTTCACGTCAGTATAGGCCACCGCAACGTCGATCAGGCGGGTCAGGATCACATCATCGTCGCTGCCCTCAACACGCAACTGGTCCTTCACCTCGGCCAGAGTGATCGGGGTGGTGGCTGGGGCGTCTAGAAGTTCAAGCGTGTGGTGGCAGGCGAGGGGTGCGGGCATTGCTTATTCCTCAGAAACAGCCTTCCGGGTGCGTGGCTTGGCAACCGCGCGCTCTACCTTGGGTGCAGCAGTGATCGGCTCGGCAATGCCAGCCTCAATGAACCGTTTTGCCTCGGCTTCGTTGCAGTCGATTTCGTCGCCCTGATTGTGCGAGAAATCAATGCCAGCCATGCTTGTCAGAAGTCGGACTTTCATGTTGTGCCTCCTTTCGGCTTAGTGAGACGGCGGGTTGCCCCGCCGCCCTAGAAGCCGATCTTACGATGCGGCAGTGATGAGGTGCTTGACGGCTGCGGTATTAGTCAGCACACCGTCGAAACGGATGTAGCCAAGGATACCGTAGTCGGGTGCGAAGCGCTCGCGTGCAACGTACAGCGACGGCGCGCCGACCTTGCGAACGTAGAACTTCGACATGTCACCGAACAGCATGACCTTCTTGGCGGCTGCCAGGCTATCCATCGCTTGGTTCACGACCACGTTGTAGCCGAGAATGTTCTGCGGGATGCCTGCCTGATAGTTGCCCATCTGCCAGAGGTAGTTGCCGTTGCCGTCCTTCAGCTTGCGAACTGCGGCCAGCGTGCTGTCATTCATCATGATCGCGGTGCTGGGCGCGGTGCGGTAAGCAGGATCAACCGAGTGGATCAGGTCAATGATCTCATCGGCAGTCACAGCGGCGGTCGCGGCTGCGGTCTTGCCCGCTGCCGAGTTGGTGACGATGCCCTCAACATCCGACGAACCAGAGCCGGTGGTCAACTTGCTATTGGCGATGCGGCCAAGGCGCTCACCAATCAGTTCGCCCAGCAGCGATTCCATGTTCAGGATGCTATCGGCGTTCAGCTCTGCGGACCAGCGAATCCACTCCGAATCGAACGCATAAGCGCCCAGCGACTTCTGACCAAAGGTCACGTCCTTGCCGCCATCGTCGGTCGGCTGCGTGCCTTCGGTGTGAGCCTCTGCGGTCACTGCTGTATCGTCAACGGTCGGGATGTTGAACGTGCGGCCATCCGTCGAATTGATGACGGTGAACAGCTCGTTGCCGTACATCGGGCCGGTTGCGATCATCGCTTTTTCGATGAAGGTCGCCAGTTCTGTCGGGACCGTGTAGCCGCCTGCGGTGGTGGTGCCGCCGGTCTGAACGCGGTATTCCTTCAGGACGTTGCGCACTTCCTGATCGACGTAGCCTTCGCCACCTGCCGCGATCATTTCAGCGAATGCAGCGCGGTAGTCCATGGTGAAGCCAGCGTCAACAGCGGGAGCCGAACCGGCCTCGCCCATCGGACGCTTGGAATAGTCGATTTGCTGGCCCGAGCGCAGAGCCGCTTCAACCTTTTCAAGACGGTCAGCGCGTGCTGCCATCTTGTCGTGGTCTGCCATCATGGCATCGAACTCACGCTCGATTTCACCGGCACGCTCTTCGGGGGTTTCGTCGGTGATTTCCGACAGCTTGGCGCGGGCCTCGGTGGCCAGCTTGGCCATCTTCTCCCGCAGATCTTTAATATCAGCCATTTCGGGCCTCCATCTATGGGAACTGGTCTGTCATCACGACGATCAGTCCAAGCGCTTGCCCAAGGCGCGGACAGGGCGAAACAGCGGGAGAAACCGCTGCTATCCGTTAAGCCGTGCCTTCATGCGCAGCCTGCGCTTGGCTTGGCCTTTGGGGTTGCTCTTGCGATGCGCCTCAAGCGCCCGCAATCCAATCTCGGTGCCATCGTATGCCGGGGTCGTAACAATGGCCACGTCAAACAGTTGCAAATCCTCAATCGTGCGCTTTGGCATATCGCCGCTGTCGTCCCACGATTGCCGTGTCGGGATGAAGGCGAAGGACATTTTGTCCAGATCGCCGCGCTTCATCTTCGGCACGATGGACCGCACGTCTGGGTCGCTCGGGTCAAGATTTGCGTCAATGCGCAATCCGCGATCATCCTCGGTCAGTGTCAACGTACCGGATCTTGTACGCGCAAGCGGCAAGCCATCGTGGTTGATCAGGAAAACAACATCGTCCTCACGCTCAAGCGCGCTGCGGAAAGCACCCTTGGCAATCACCTCGGTGAACATGCCGCCGATCTTGGTTTCCTCGCCAAACACCGCAGCATACCCAGAAACACGGATCAGGCCGTCATCCTCTTCGCGCAGTTCGACGGGCTGATGCAGCGCCCGGATTTCAGTGTTGGCCATCTTGCCCTCCAAAATATGTGGCGATGATACCACATCGGCGCGTTCTTCGTCCACTGGTGCGGCAGGCTCAAATAAAAGTGGCTCAAAAGCATTGCGATCAAGCCATTCCTGCGCCTGTTCAACCGTGAAAAGGTCCACATCAAACCTAATTGACTGCACCAAAACGGTGTCGCCCTTGATGCCATAAACGAAATCAACGCCCTCACCGCCCTCATCCTTTCGGCGGCTGAAGCTGTCAAACTCCTGCGGATCGCGGATGCGCGCGGCATGTTCGCCGGGATAAGGCCGCTTTTCGGCGCGCTCATCGTCCTCTGCGGCCAGAATGCGGTTTGCCCAAGACTGACCTGCGTCACCGCCCCACAAGGCCCACGCAATGCGGCCATTCGACGGGTAGCCATCTTCGCCGGGCCGAAATCCCTCGGCTTCCTTGTCCACCTCATGCCGCGCGAAATAGGAGTTCATGCGCCGCACCGTGTCCATCGACAGATCAGCCCCGTTGGAGATGTCGCGAGCGCGGGCAATGCCGACCTCGGTGCCGCCACGGCCAAACTCGCGCCGCCAGTCAAGGCCGCGCTGGGCCTCTTCGCGCATCGCCTCATTCGGTCGCGGCATCTGCGCCCCCGGTTTGGGTGCTGATCGGCACGGTCGCGCCTTGGATCATCAAGCTGCCGCCCTCTGGCATCGGTCCCATGTTCTCAATGTCGCGGACCTCATTCGGCGTGCGGATGCCATTCTGGATGGATGTTGCGTGCGCCTCCATCCGGGTCTTGAAGTCGCCGCGCAGAAGGCCGTCCACGTTAAATTCAACGTAGAACTCGGAGCCACGCGGGAACAGCTTGAGGTTCATTTCTTGCTCAGTCTGTTCGATCCACCGCTTCAGCGTGTGCTTCACGAAATGCAGGTCTTGCTGTTCCGTGTTGCTGTAGGTGCCGTTTGTCAGGTCTTGCAGGAATACCGGAGGCAAACTGTAGATGCGCGCTATTTGCTCAATGCTAAAGCGCTGCAATTCCAGAAGCTGCATCTGTTCCGGGTTGAACCCGATAGTTTTCATCTCATGGCCAAGCGGCAGTGCCATGACCGGGCGACCTTCGCGGGCCAGCTTGGCAGTCGTCTTGGCCACGTCATCGGACGCCCGCGCAGCGGCAGCGCCGCTTTGGAATGGCCCTTGCAGAACCACAGGCGGGATACCGCCGCTCTGGAATGCCTTGGAACCATAGCGGCTGGCCGCGATGGCCATGCCGATTGCGTCTTTGTTCTGGCCGATGGGGCCGCGCACATCCAGTTGATTTGCCTTGACCATATAGGTGATGTCGATCACCTCGGTCGCCTTGTACCGGAAGCCCTTGTAATTGTAGACCCGCACGGTTTTTCTGCCGTCCACAACATGTTCGACGCGTGTGTGGCTCGGATCAAGAGGCCACAGATTGACCACCTCGCCATCGCGGTTGCGCTCAATATAGGTCACGCAGCGACCGCCGGTCAGCACCATGTCGAACATGTATTTGCGCCACTCAAACGACGACATTCCGTCATTTGCCGTGTCGTGCAGGATGTTGGCAAGCGATCCGCTGACGCGCTCCCTGCCGGTCTCTGTCTTGCGGTAGACGTTCAGCGGCAGGCCAGCCAGCGTGCCGCTCAGAAAATTCACCGCCGCCCAGATCGCCGGGACGCCAAGCGCCGTTTCGACGTTCACCGTGACGCCAGCCGACGACATGAAGCTGCCCCAGCCCATCACCTGCAAGAAATCCTCGGCAGATACGGGTGCTGTCGGGTTTTCAAGGTTCCGTTCTTCTGGCTTTCGGAAGCGATCTAGGATGCCCATGCGCTAAAATCCTATATGTTCAACATCAGAGATACCACATTATCCCGCGAGTGAAAAGGATGGGTCGTCCCAAGGCGAAGCAGCAAAAAAAAGACGGGGCCAAAGCCCCGCCTTGCCAAGTTCTCACCATAACTTTTCTAGACACGAAACAACATGCCACGACCGCCTTGCCTGACCTCGCCATGCCGCGCCCGGCTTCGCCTTGACCGCCCGGCCGCGCCTCGCCATGCCACGCCCTGCCCCGCCTCGACCGCCTAGCCTGACCTCGCCACGCCTTGACCGCCTTGCCACGACCGCCTTGCCCTGCCGCGCCGCGCCGCGCCAATCCCGGCCTAGACCGCCATCCTTGACCAGCGAACCCTACGCGGATTGCGCCACGTCGCGCGAAAGCTGCGCAACGATTTCCTCAATTGGCGCAACATCTGCGCCAGCAGCCTCAGCCGCCCCACGATAGCGCGCCAGCCAAGATCGCAAAGCCTGTGCGGCCTGTGATTGCAGTTCCGCCATTGCCGCTGGATCGGCTGGATCAAACGGTTGATAGCCGCCACCATCCTTGCGCCCGCCAACAGGCGACACATAAGCCGGATATTCTCGCGTTGTGATCTGGACCACTTGGCTTTGCGTTGCATCCTGCACCTGCGACACGATCCGCAGGCCGCTTGCCATACGCCTCGCAAGGTCTATCCGGTATTGCCGCGCTGCCGCTGTGTCATCAAGGCCATAGAAAAGATCATATGCCTCATGCTCAGGCTTATCCGCCAGCCAGTCAATGAATTCTCCGGGAATAAACATGTTTCGACCAGTCTCTGACAGATACCCGTCGATGATGCGCTGTCTGTCGCGCTTCTGGAATTTGTTACTCATCTCTGCATCCTTTCTGTTTGTGTTGACCGCCACGCCATGCCCAGCCCTGCCGCGCCCCGCCTCGCCTTGCCTCGACCGCCAGACCTCGCCGAGCCGAACCGTGCCATGCCGTGCCGGGACACGCCGTACCTAGACCGCCTTGCCTTGACCGCAAAGGGCGACCGTAGCCGCCCCCGCCAATATCTTACGCCGCACGACGGTCTCGCTCTTCTTCAAGCATCTCCATCAGGTCAGCGGTTTCTTGATCCGCATATTCTGGATGATCCATTGCCGATTGCTGCACGTCGCGACCTTCCGCCTTGATCTCAGCGATGTAATCGGACCATTCGCCGCCATCTTCACCGACAACGCTGAATGTACCGTAGCTGCCCCTGCCCTTTTCCTGCCGAAAATCGCCAATCCCGACGATCACGCCAGCATTAGACAGCAGCGACACAATCGCATGTGTGGAAAGCGTCGGCGTAACAAATGCAATATCCACCTCAGAAACCCAGCGCGGCAGAAACGCCCGCGTCCGAACATCCGGCGTCTTGTTCATATCGGCACTGCGAACAACGTCCATCTTGAGGTACGGCTTGCCCCACATCCGAATGCGTTGCTCAGGAAGGAAGATAAGACGCTGCACGCTTGTCTTTGTGACGCCCGGAGTTTCAAGTGCCGCCGTTGCCATCGCGTTTTTGACGCCCGGCGCAGGAAAGCAAAGCAATGTTTCGCCAGACTGCGCGCGGTAAACACTGTCTCGATATTCTTGCTCTGGATCGTGCTTCAATTCTTTGCGCTCTGCTGCGGTCTTTTTGCCGCCGCCGATCAGCAATGACCGCTTTGCCTTCGCACTCATGGCGTTGAAGTAAAATGGCGTGTTGCCAACAAGTGTGAGTGTAACGCGACCCTGCTTGAGCGCGTCGATGTGAAGGGTTCCGGCTTCTGCTTTTTTGGTAGCCATATTTTGCATCCTTGACTTGTGGATGCACGCGCCTCGCCGCATTATGCGCCAAGATCAACCGTGCATCCCGGTTGGTTAGGGCAGGTCGTAGCGGCTGCAACCGCTCCCTGCCCGACGATAAAATACCAAAAGAAAAATGATGTAAAGAGAAAAATAGGTATTGCGGAAAAATACTAAACCGCAAGTGAAAAGGACGGGTCGTCCCAAGGTGAAGCGTGAACTGCGCCGTCTTCATGCGCAGCCGCCCCGAGAGCCATCGCCAAGGCCACCATTCCGTCGATCTTGCCGACCGATTTCATTTTGTTCAGCTTGCGATTGCCCGCCGGATCGCGCTCGGCCACCGCATTCGCCGCGCACATGTTCAGGATCGGATGCCCGCCATGCCGCAAGCGCCGCTCGGCCACCAGCCGCTCCAGCTTATCAACAGCCGGGGCCATATCCTTGAAGCCCTGCCCGAATGGCGTCATGGGAACCTGCGCGCCAATGGCGTCCAGTTCCCGCTGGAAATCATTGATGCGCCAGCGGTCATAGGCCATCAGTTGAATGTCATATTGCTCCGCAGCCTCGGCCACATGCCGCGCCACGATGGCAGGCACAATCACCGGGCCGTCAATCAGCGTCAGGAACCCCTGATCTGCCCACAGATCATAGGGAACCTTTTCGGTTCTTGATCGCTCGCGGATGCCGTCCCCCGGCAGGAAGAACTGCGGCACAACGTGCCAGCCTTCGCCGTCAAAGAAGGTCATCACAAAGGCCGTCAAGTCGCGGCTGGCCGACAGGTCAAGACCGGCCCAGCACTGCATCCCGGCCATGATTTCAGGCTCGGCGCTGTTGGCCTCCCATTCGGCACGGTTCAAGAATGGGCTGGTCGCCTCGATCCGCTGGTTCAGGTACAGCCACCGAAAGCTGTTTTCCTTGGCCGGGAGGCGCGCCGCCTGTTTTGAGAAATCCTCAATATCCGCCAGTGACCGAAAATCGCCCAGCGCCGGGTTGGCTGCTTTCCACGCCTTGCGGTCGGTCACATCGCAATTTTCCGGGGCGGTGTAGACATGGCTCACGATGCGCGGGTCTTTCGCGCTCTTGGCATCGTCCAGCCAGATCGAAAAAAGATCACCATCGGTTGCCGCCTGCGTGCTGATTGCGATCAGCAGCGGATCATCGTGCGCACCTTGCGCCGTTTCGATTGCTTCAATGAACGCATCCTGGGGGCCACGCACCTGTC